GCTTGGTGTTGGAAAGCAGGAGGTGCAGCAGCATCTAACACCGATGGGGTAACTTCAGGAAGTGTAACTGCGGTAACTTCAGAAGTTTCAGCCAATCAAGATGCAGGGTTCTCTATATGTGAATTTACAACTCCTTCAAGCGGTAAACCTTCTTGGGGACACGGACTTTCTCAAGCACCTGAATTAATTATAGCTAAAAGTGCGGAAAATACAGGAAGTTGGTATATTTGGTCGCCTTCAATTTTAGGGCAAAAAGAATTAAGATTTACAACAGCTGCAGCCACTTCTTATTCACCTGATTTTATATCAGCGGATTCAAGTAAAATTGATTTAGGTAGTAGTGTTTTCAATATTGGAGTAAATTCAAGGCATATAAATTATAACTTCCATTCAGTTACGGGTTATCAGAAAGTGGGGAGTTATACAGGAACTTCAAGTAGCGTTACAGTAACAGGTTTAGGTTTTCAGCCGAGATTTTTATTAATAAAAGGAGCAACAGCAGGGGCTTCATTTGGCGGAAGTTGGTTAATTGTTGATGATATAAGAGGAGATGGCGGGTTTAATGTTGCTAAATTTTTAACACCCCACTCAAGTGGTGCAGAATTTACCAATGCAGTTTATGGCGTAACATTTACTTCAGATGGTTTTACAATTCCATCAGGAAGTTCCGTTAATTTAAATACAAATGGCGGTAGTTTCATCTATTTAGCAATAGCATAATGGAAAATTTAAGACTACAATGAATTACATAAGAAAAATATCTGTAGGATCTGATTATAAGAACGCAATGCATTATGTTGTTGATCAGGATGTTATGGGAGGGAAATGGAAAATACATGCAGTATCACATGACGAAGACGGATATCACCTATGGATTCAGAAAAATGAAGAAATTAAAAAATGGAAATTTTTTAGCATAAATACTCCAATTACAATTGAATATAATGTTAACTTTTAGACCAACACGAGCATTTATAGTAAGCCCAAAAAACAATCAAGAATACAATAGAGAGAAGGGTGGAGTTATAGTCACCTCATCCATTGAAAACGCTAAAGATGTCAATAGGTTTGGTGTTATAGAAAAGATACCTCTTTACTACAATGGTGATCTTCAGGAAGGTGACGAGGTTGTACTGCATCATAATGTGTTTAGATCTTATTACGACATGAAGGGTTATGAGCGTAAGAGTAGAGAGTATTTCAAAGATAATTTGTACCTTGTAGATAAAACAAAAATATACCTTGTTAAGAAAGGGAGCGACTATATTAGTTTTGATGATTATTGCTTTGTCTCTCCAAAAGGTGAGGAGAATATGGAGGTTTCCCTAGGATCATATCAACTTCACAAGGGGACCGTAAAATATGTAAATCAGGGTATATCAGATCAAGGAATTGAAATAGGTATGGAAGTTGGATACACTAAAGATAGCGAGTACGAATTTGAAATTGATGGAGAGCTGTTATATCGAATGAAGCGTAAAGATATTTGTATTAAATTTAATTAAATGAGTAACAAAGAAACAATAAACATTAAAAGTAATGGGCTCAGAAACGAGCTTAAGGAGATACGAAAAAGTGTCGACAAACTAACCAACGCTATTATTATGGCGCAAACACACAAACAACATGAAAGAAATTATTACCCTAGCTTTCATCCTCTTGACGATGGGAGGATGTGGCGTACAAGTACGACAGGCGAGAATAGCTCATTACGAGCAGATGACGAAGGAGATTTGTAGAGATAATCCAAATGAAGTTAAATTAGCTCAAATCCTTTGGAATGAATATGTTTTGAATGAAAAAACAAGAAAGTACTATAGAGAGAGTGATCGCAGCGGGAGAAAAAGCGGTAGAGGAGCTAATTAAAGTTGCTCACGATGAAATCATTACAGATGATCCAGATGACGATTTAGCTGCAGATAGATTGAAAAATGCTGCTGCAACAAAGAAGCTTGCGATATTTGATGCTTTTGAAATATTGAACAGAATACAAATTGAGAGAGAAAAGCTTGAAGGTGGTGACACAGAAAAAAAAGATGCAGGCTTCCAGAGTTTCGCTGAGTCTAGAGGAAGAAAGTCTTAGGCTTTTCACAGTTACAGGAACTATTCCCGAAAACGAGAAGAAAACTAAAAACAAATCTTCTTCTTGGGATTATGGATACAACTCTAAATTCGATGTTGTTGTTATATCTAAGACTGGTAAGGTAGGAGAAGTAATCAACATAAACGGATTAAAAATTGCATTACCTTTGCAACCGAAAAAGACGCACTCAAGGAGTAATGATAAGGCAGAGCAATATTGGGAAGCAGAAGAATATCCAAGAGAATTATTCAAAATTAAGACCGTTTTCCAGTGGAATGAGTACCCATCTTCATTCAAAGAAACATGGGTTGATTATATTGAAAATGAATTCGAAAGAAGAGAAAATGGTTTTTGGTTTAAAAACAACGGTGTTCCTACTTATATTACTGGCTCTCATTATATGTACTTGCAGTGGACCAAAATTGATGTTGGGCTCCCAGAGTTCAGAGAATCTAATAGAATATTCTATATTTACTGGGAAGCTTGTAAAGCCGACTATAGATCTTATGGAATGTGCTATCTTAAAAACAGAAGGTCTGGCTTCTCCTTCATGTCTTCATCTGAATCCGTCGCTCAAGCAACAATTACTTCCGATGCACGGTTTGGGATACTGTCCAAATCTGGTGCTGATGCTAAAAAAATGTTCACAGACAAAGTCGTACCAATATCGACAAATTACCCCTTCTTCTTCAAGCCAATACAAGACGGAATGGACAGGCCAAAAACAGAACTTGCATATAGAGTTCCAGCGTCCAAGCTTACTAGAAAAAACATCGAACAAACAGAAACAGACGAGCTCGCAGGACTTGACACAACTATCGATTGGAAAAATACAGGCGACAACTCCTATGATGGTGAAAAGCTTAGACTCCTTGTTCATGATGAATCTGGAAAGTGGGAGAGGCCTGATAATATCCTCAACAGTTGGCGCGTCACTAAAACTTGCCTTAGATTAGGGAGAAGAATTATAGGGAAGTGTATGATGGGCTCTACCTCAAACGCTCTTGATAAAGGAGGTTCAAACTTCAAAAAATTATTTTACGATTCAAACCCTTTAGAGAGAAATGCTAATGGGCAAACAAAGACAGGACTTTACAATTTATTCATTCCTATGGAGTGGAATATGGAGGGTTTTTTAGATAAATATGGCCATCCTGTTTTTAGAACACCTGAAGTTCCTTTGATAGATATACATGGAGATTACATACATCAGGGTGTTTTAGATTACTGGGAAAATGAAGTTGATTCTTTGAAGAACGATCCAGACGCATTGAACGAGTTTTACAGGCAGTTTCCTAGATCAGAAAATCATGCTTTTAGGGATGAATCAAAAAACAGTCTTTTCAACCTTCAAAAAATATATGAGCAGATAGATTTCAACGATACAAATGGCGCACATAGTTTTGTTGATAGAGGAGATTTTCATTGGGAGAACGGCGCTAGAGGATCGAATGTTATTTGGAGCCCTTCTAGAAACGGTAAGTTTTATATAACTTGGATACCTCCAAAAGAACTTAGAAATAATGTTAGAAGAGATGGGGGTAAGTTTTACCCTCTCAATGACCACATAGGTAGTTTTGGTTGTGACAGTTATGATATTTCTGGAGTAGTGGGGGGTAGTGGGTCAAAAGGTGCACTACACGGGTTGACAAAGTTAAATTTTGATAACGCCCCTTCAGAGTTGTTTTTCTTGGAGTATATAGCAAGACCACAAACAGCGGAGTTGTTTTACGAGGATGTTTTGATGGCTTGTCACTTTTATAGCATGCCTATTTTGGTTGAAAACAACAAACCAAGGCTTTTGTATTATTTTAAAGATAGGGGTTATAGGGCTTTTGCAATGAATAGGCCAGATAAATTAAAGAATGATTTATCGAAGTCTGAGAAAGAACTAGGGGGTATACCGTCCTCACAACCAGTCATTTCTGTACACGCAGAATCTATTGAGGCGTATATAGAAAGAAATGTAGGTGTAGATGCAACTGGAAGTTATAGAGATGTTGGATCTATAGGAAAAATGTATTTTATGAGGACTCTAAAAGATTGGTCCAATTATAATATATTTAACAGAACGAAGTTTGATGCCACTATTAGCTCTGGATTAGCAATAATGGCAAATCAAAGGTTTATTAATAGGATTGAGAAAAAGCGTAGCAAAATAAGTGTTAACTTTGCAAAGTACGACAATTCAGGTCTGAATAGCGAAATTATAAAATAGCAATATGCTAAACAACGATTTTAAAGTTGCCAACATCTCCTTTCCAGATCAGTTAGCTGCTGATTCTGTAAAAAGTTCAAAGGAGTATGGGCTTTCTGTGGGTAAAGCCATAGAGTCTGAGTGGTTTAGAAAAGACAATGGAGCTGCTCGTTTTTATAACAACAGAGATAATTTTCATAAACTAAGACAGTATGCTCGAGGAGAGCAATCTGTTCAAAAATATAAAAACGAATTAGCTATAAATGGCGATACGTCTTATTTAAATCTAGACTGGACCCCTGTTCCTATTGTCCCAAAGTTTGTTGATGTTGTGGTTAATGGAATGTCAAATCGTCTTTTCGATATTAAAGTTGAAGCTATAGATGATATAGCTAGGGCAAGAAAAAACAACTATAGAGAAACTATTGAGAAAGATATGCTGGCTAAACCAGTGTTGGAGCTTCTTGAAGAATCAAGTGGTCAAAATCTTTTTTCAACAGATCCAAGTAAACTTCCAGATTCAGATGAAGAATTGGAGTTGCATATGGAATTATCCTATAAACAAAAAATTGAGGTCGCAGAGGAAAAAGCTTTACAGGCTATTTTAGATGTTAATGATTACGAATTGATCAAAAGACAGGTTGATGAAGACGCTACTGTTATAGGGCTTTCAGCTGTAAAACATTCATTTAACACACATGACGGAATAAAGGTAGACTATGTTGATCCAACACAGATTGTATATTCACCTACCGAGGATCCTAATTTTTCTGATTGCTATTATTTTGGCGAGGTTAAAAATGTAAACATTACTGAACTTAAAAAAATTGATTCTTCTTTAACTCAAGAACAAATTAAAGAAATATCAAAGCTCAGTTCAAAATGGGATGCATATCAGGGTATTCGAGGTGGCTACCAAACAGATAATTTTGATTCTAATACAGCTACATTATTATACTTTTGCTACAAAACAGATAAAAACATTGTATATAAAGTAAAAGAAAATAATAACGGAGGTAAAAGAGCCATAAGAAAAGACGAGTCTTTTAACCCTCCAAAAACAGAAACAGCAAAATTTATCAAAAGATCAAAACGAATTGATGTATGGTATGAGGGAGTTCTTGTTTTAGGAACAAATCAAATTCTTAAGTGGGACTTGATGAAGAATATGGTTAGACCAAAATCAGGTATTCAGAAAGTTTTACCACCTTATATTGTTAGTGCTCCAAAAATGTATAGAGGGCAGATAGACTCTTTGGTTAAAAGAATGATACCTTTTGCTGATCAGATACAATTAACGCATTTGAAACTGCAACAAGTTATTTCTAAAATGATACCTGATGGTGTGTATTTAGATTTAGATGGCATTGCAAGTGTCGATTTAGGTAATGGATCAATGTACAATCCTAATGAAGCATTGAATATGTATTTTCAGACAGGAAGTGTGGTTGGTAGAAGTTTTACTGAAGAAGGCGAGTTTAACAATGCAAAGATCCCTGTGCAAGAACTAAATGGTTCAGGATCAAACGCGAAAATATCTTCATTAGTAAGTATGTATAATCATTATGTTGCAATGATACGAGACGTCACTGGTATTAATGAGGCTCGAGATGGGTCTATGCCTGATGCTAAAACTCTGGTAGGAGTTCAAAAGCTTGCTGCTTTAAACTCAAACACTGCAACAAGACATGTGTTAGATTCTGGATTGAGGCTTACAAAGCGATTAATTGATTCATTATCATATCGTTTTTCGGATATGCTAGAGTATAGTGATATGCGAGAATCATTAATGAATATGATTGGATCAAAGTCTGTAGAAATTATAGATGATATTAAAGACGTGCATTTACATGATTTCGGTATTGAAATAGAGTTGCATCCTGATGAAGAAGAAAGAAATATGCTTGAGCAAAGTATACAGCTTGCTCTTCAAAATCAGATGATTGATTTGGATGATGCTATTGATATTAGGAATATCAGAAACATAAAACTAGCAAACGCTTTGTTAAAGGTTAGAAAAAGTAAGAAAGAGATTGATGATTTAAAGAAAAAGGAGGCTAATATTAAAATGCAAACAGAATCTAATATTGAATCATCTAATGCTGCATCAACAAACCAAATTAAAGAAATGCAATTTAAAATGCAGTCTGAATTAGAGTTTGAGAAGCAAAAAGCTATGCTTGAAATAGAAAAAATGCAAAAGAAAGCAGAGCTAGATATGATGCTACAAAAGCAAAAGCTTGATTATGAAATAATGACAAAGCAGTCCGAATTATCACAGCTATCTAGCAGGGAAAAACAAAGGGAGGACCGTAAAGACCAGCGAGTTGACAAGCAAAGTGAGAATCAATCTAAGCTTATAGAACAAAGAAAAAGCAATCAACCAGCACAAGATTTCGAAGATAATACACAAGAAATAGTAGATCAATTGCTTAGATAAAGTGTGTTACAAAAATTTATAATTTTGTGCTATAATTTAATTTAATCAAATGTCGGATATAAAAGTACGTTCTCTGGAAGAAGACGCGCCAGAGGTAAAGATTACATCTGAAACTCCTCAGGTTGAGGAACAACAGATAGAAGAAAAACAAGAGGAAGCTGTAGAGGAAAATAAACAGGATCCTAAAGAAGAGCAGGTAGAGGAAGCAAAAGCTGACGCGCCCGCTGTTGAAGAAGAGGTTCGTGAAGAGCCTGAAGAAGTTCTTTCAAATACTGAAGAAAAAAATATTGATCTTCCAGAAGATGTCAAAGCCTTCATTAAATTCAAAGAAGAAACTGGGCGAGGGATGGACGATTATGTCAAGCTTAATGTTAACTATGACGAAATGGATCAGGCAGATTTATTACGTCAATATGTTAAGCAAGAAAAGCCACATTTTGACGAAGATGATGTTTCGTATTACATAGAAAGTAACTACGTAGCTTTAGAAGATGACGATGACAATGTGGCTAGAAAGAAAAAGCTTGATTTAAAAGAGACTATATATAAAGCAAAAGAGCATTTTAATAAGCTGAAGGAGAACTACTATTCTCCTGTTGAGTCAACAGGAGATGTACCAGAGGAATATGAGAAAGCTTTCAGTTTTTATAGTGATTATAAGAAGAAACAGGACAAGCAGGAAATTTTATCTCAAAAGAGAGGTCAATTTTTTCTTGAGCAGACCAATAAACTGTACGATCAGATCGAAGGTTTCGAGTTTGATTTAGGTGACAGTAAACAAGTTTACAAGATAAACGACAAGGAAAGCGCAAAGAAACAAACGGCCAGTCTAAATGAGTTCGTCGGTAAATTTCTAGATAAAGACGGATATATAAAAGATACTGCGGGTTATCATCGTGCAATGACAATAGCCGCTCAACCTGATCAGTTTGCCAAGTATTTTTATGAACTTGGAAAAGCGAATGCAGTCGATGGGATTGTTAAAGAAACAAAAAACATCGATATGACCGTTAAGTCAAATACAGGCCAAACAGAAGATGGTAGAACAAGGTTTAGAGCAGTGGACAGTGGTTCTGGTTCTTCGTTGAAAATTAAAAAACGAAACTAAAACTTTTTAAAAATTTTTTACAATGAGTGTAACTATGTCACCTACTCCTGCTGGAGTACCGATTACGCCCGCCCCAACTAAGGCGACGTTATCAACTAACTACATCACAGACTTTGATTTTTTAAATCAATATCTGCCTGATGTTTACGAAAAAGAATTTGAGCGTTATGGAAATCGTTCTATAGCTTCTTTTATGCGTTTAGTAGGCGCTGAACTACCTTCTAACTCTGATCTTATCAAGTGGTCTGAGCAAGGTCGTTTACATACTATCGTTAAAAGTGCTTCGCGTTCTGGAGAAGTAATTACTTCTAATTCACACCCTTTCAGACTACAACAAACAGTTATTATTTCTGACGGAACAAACACGGCTAAAGCTTTAATTACAGCTGTGAATGCTAACGGAAATGCATTTACTGTATCTGCTTACGGTGCTGCTAACCTTACTGCTGCTGGACTAACAGGAACATCTGGATTGACTGTTTTTGTTTATGGTTCAGAATTCAAAAAAGGAACTGGAGGAATGGAAGGTAGCCTTGAGGCTAACATCGATATCTTCGAAAACAACCCAATTATCATCAAGGATAAGTACGAAGTTGCTGGTTCTGATATGGCGCAAGTGGGCTGGATTGAAGTTACTACTGAAAACGGAGCTACAGGATATCTTTGGTATCTAAAATCAGAGCATGAAACACGTTTAAGATTTGAGGATTATCTAGAGACTGCAATGGTTGAAGGTGAGCCTGCTGTAAGTGGTTCTGCTGCTGCAACTGCTGGATTCAAAGGAACAAAAGGTTTATTTCACGAAGTGGAAAGCAGAGGAAATGTTGCTACAGGTTCTATCGCTGCTAAAACAGACGTGGAAGCTATCGTAAAAGTTCTTGACAAGCAAGGTGCTATCCAAGAA